CAGCCAAGAGATCAGCAAGAAAGGCAAACAAGCGTTTGTAATCACCAGCCCGATAGTGACGATAAGACTCCACCAATTGTGCATCTGTTTTATCCTGAGCAGCCATTAGTTCTTGAACATGTCTTTGAAACACCTGTTCATATTTACCTAACTGACTCTGCGGTACTCGGTTCACTGTTAAGAAATCATAAATCTTAAACTCGGTTTTTTGATTCTTTAGCACAAGGTCGTAATATCCTTCGATCTCACCAATCAATTCAGCTGAGCGTTCTTGTAAACGATCTTGTATCGTAATCTTACGATCTACAACTTGAAATGGCGTAGACACTTTGTCCTCGCCCATGTCACCGCTTTTGGCTGCAAGTGCTAGACTATAGTCAATTTGGTCGTGAATGTACTTTACATGCCGATCTAGTAAAGGCATACCAGCACGATGGGCCATGATCAAGCTACATGGAGTCATTAGCACATAACGGTCGGCGATTTGCTCAAATCGAGACAATTTCTTCTTGTCAAATTTTGAGTTACGACGAAGCCAGTCATTTAAGTGCTTGCGAACTTGTTTTGTGGTATAGTGATAATTATAATAGTGAAAACTCTTACGGAGATGATGATCAAATGTTACAGCATCAAATTCAAGAGCTCGCTCAGTATCCCACTTAGGTTCAGGGCCAGTGGCTTTTTCGTCGGCTTGTAGCAGAGTACGCACAGGTGCCTTCTTTTTAGGCACTTTAATTCCAGCGATCTTAGCCATATTTACTCCTAAATTGACAATAATGCTAGTGTAACATATTGATCAAGATTTGTCACGCTCTCTGTGAACTTGTTGCGTAATTGCAACAACTGGTGGCTGTCTTTGCTATTTCTGCAATTAACCTGCTCTCTTGCTATGTCCCGTTTAATGTTTTCACAGGTTTTATACATACGCAACAAATCACGCTTGACTTTATAGTCTTGCATGGCTCGAATTCTGGCAGGCAAATTTTCGTAAGTATCTAACAGTTCTTGATCCATACTCAAATTATATATGACCGCTCAAGTGCAGTCAATACCCAAAACCATAAATATATGATATTTGCGAGGATTTTTTGTGCCTAGATTAAGTTTATGGCGTGATGGAAAACACAGTAACGACTATCGTTTCTTTGATCGTAGGATTTCAGAATTCATGGGCATCTCTGGGACAGGAATTCTAATACATAAGTACTTAGGACCTATTAACCAAGGTGCTACCGGGGATGCTACACAACCCGAATATCAAAATCAAAGTGAGCTTAACATCCAAGACTTGCTGTTTTTAGAAAATCGAGATCGCAAGTATGAAGAAAATGTCTACAGAATGCGTGGTGTATACCAAGTAACCGATAATGCATTTGATTTAACACAATTTGGATTGTTTCTTCAGACTGGTACTCTTTTTATTACTTTTCACATCAATGACATGATATCTACTTTGGGTAGAAAAATCATGAACGGAGATGTGCTTGAGCTAGAACACTTAGTTGATTACGAAACCCTAGATTCCGATTTACCTAGTGCATTGAAACGGTTTTTTGTAGTAAGTGATTGCACTAGAGCAGCAGAAGGCTATAGCCCAAGTTGGTGGCCACATCTATGGCGCTGCAAAATAAATCCTTTAGTTGATAGCCAGGAGTACCGCGACATTCTAAACAAAATAACTATTTCTGAAGATAGTGACACACCATTGCGTGATGTTCTAAGTAAGTACCAACAATATATAGACATTAATGATGCTATTATTGAGCAGTCGGAAATTGATACTCCTAAAAGTGGGTATAATGTTGATGCCATATTCCATAGAAGTAAGGACACCGATACACCAGCGTTCAAGGTAAATGGGTACTTGTCAGGCTCAGGACTGCCACCCAATGGCGAATCGGCTACCTCAGGAATAAATTTTCCAGCTAACCCCGAAGTAGGCCAGTTTCATCTTAGAACAGATTACCAACCCAATAGATTATTTAGATTTGATGGAAAGCGATGGGCCAAGATTGAGGATGTGGTTAGAACCAATATTACCAACAACGCAGCAGATAACCTTACTCAACGCAATAGTTTTATTACTAACGATCGCACTTTTATTGATGTTCGTGGCAGAACACAACCTGAAAAGCAAAATCTTAAAGATGTTCTCAAACCCAAGGCCGATAATTAATCATGAGTTCCTATTTCTATTCTGGGCAAATTAGAAGATTTCTAACACAATTTATTCGTGTTCTCAACAATTTTGAAGTAAACTTGGGTCGTGACAGCAATGGCATTCAAAGTTTACTTAGAGTACCTATATACTACGGCGACAGTAGCAGACAAGTAGCTTCTATTATTAATAAAAATAGTGAAAATAGTTTACCAACAGTACCGGCCATGGGAGTATATATTAGTGCTCTAATCTATGATCGACCAAGACTGCAAGAACCGCAGCATATTAGTAAAGTTAGGTTACGAGAACGAGCCTATGATCCGGTCACTGGTGATTATAGTCAACTGCAAGGTGATTTGTTAACTGTAGAAAGACTTATGCCGGTCCCGTACATGCTAACACTCAAAGTCGACATTTGGACCAGCAGCACTGATCAAAAATTACAATTGCTAGAACAGATATCAGTTTTGTTTAATCCTAGTCTAGAATTACAAAGCAGCGACAGTTATGTAGATTGGACTAGCTTGAGTTACATCACATTAACTGATGTTAATTTTAGTAGCAGATCAGTACCAATTGGTACAGAAGAACCCATTGATGTTGCCACATTAACATTTGAATTACCAATTTGGTTAAGCCCACCTGCTAAGGTCAAACGCCAAGGCGTTATACAAAAGATATTAGCTAATGTTTACGATTCAATGGGCACTATAGACCAGCAAAACAATACATTTGATATAGATGGTAGTATATTTGTCACTCGCAGAATATACACACCAATTAATCTCAATGTAGTATATTTAGGTAACACATTGAAACTATATGTAAGTGATAGCGAAATTGAATTTGATGACGGAGTTGAACCATCACTTAAACCCGGCGACTGGACTGTGGCTATCCGTAGTTTTGGTGAATTAAGCGGTGCCAATGTAAATGTTGATTTATTGCAAAATGGGATAAGCCAAGTACGATTAGAAAATGATGGTACTACAATAGTAGGTACAGTATCATATCATCCAACTGATCCAAGTTTATTAATATACAATATTGATATTGATACTATGCCTGTCAATACTCTGTCCCCAGTTAATGCCATAATTGATCCCCAAAACATTACAGTAGATAGTGCTCTACTATATCCAGCCGTAGGGACTAGATATCTAATACTGTCTGATATTGGTTCTGTTGCCAATGATGACTCTAATATATATACTGTAGATGGCCCATTGGTTTGGAATAGACTAGGTCAGCCGCAATTGATTGCTCAAGCTAACGACATCATTGAATGGGATGGACAAAAATGGTCGGTGAGTTTTATTAGTAAGTTAAATATTGAAATTGAATATGTAACTAACTTAAAGACCGGAATTCAATACAAATGGAAAAATCAACAATGGACCAAGAGCGTAGAAGGCCGTTACGGAGTAGGAGCTTGGAGTTTCGTTCCCACTTAACCGAAGGTGTGGGCTCTTTAATATTTTCTTCCTCTACTAGAAGATACCTTTTTTTATTACGCAACAATGGCAGTTACGCAATGACTTGGGGATTACCCGGGGGCAAACTGGATGGTGAGGAACCCATGGATGCGGCACTGGCAAGAGAAATCAGTGAAGAATTAGGTGGTTACATTATTGATGCTGAATTAATATTAATTGAACGATTTGTTAGCCCAAATCGTAACTTTGTCTACCATACTTACTTTGTTCATGTCGACAACGAGTTTGTTCCTGAACTGAATGATGAACATGTGGGATATGCTTGGTTACCGTTATCAGCTGCACCAAAACCACTTCACCCTGGGCTAGTACGCACATTCGGGAGCGACTCGGTTATGAAAAAAATAAAAATAGCCGAATCAAACTGCTAGTTTTTTATTCCATAAAAATATAAATCATACATAGTTGAATTTTGACTGAACTGGTATTGACTGAATGTTTGATCACAGTCACAAATAGCTTTGAAATCCTGCTCTACTAGATTTTTATAATAATCCCATCCTGCAGCCACAGTTAATGGCGAGCTTTGCGGCTCACACTGACTAGTCCCATGCTCGGGCCTTCCTGTGGTGGCACAACTAAACAAAATTAAACCACCAGGTCTACACAATCTTATCATGTTTATAAAAGTTTTTTCATAATATGGATCGTGTTCAAAACATTCGCAACTTATAACACAATCAAATGTGCTATCGGGCATGTCATATTCATGTCCTAATCCCACAACATCAACTCCGGGTCCTGGCGCAATATCTAATCCTATATACGCACAGTCAGTAAAAAATTGCTTTACGCTCCCATTGATGTCGAGACTACCAATTTCTAATACATTGCTTTTTACAAAATAGTTAGGAAATTGCTGTTTAACTGACTGAACAAAGTCCAACTGTTGTTTATGCGACATCTACTGCCTCCCATCTGGCTTGCCAATCAATATGCGGGTCTCGCTCCAATTCGCTTTGAACATGCAGTGCCAGACTGGTAACAGGAACTAATCCTAATACACCGCGCTGAGTCAACATATAATTTAAACTACGGTTTTCTAAATCTTTATCATCTTTAGTCAACTTTGCTAATAAAACAAAAAACATTTCATATAAATCCCAATGTTGACTAAACTGCCTATGACTGGTGAAAAAACTACAACTCATGTCATAATATTGTATCCAATAACGATTTTTACCAACTATGACTGTGCGTGGTGTGGGTCTATTTCTATAAGGACTTAACCAAAGCCAACTATCATTATAAGGACTTACGATACAGTCTGACCCTGTTTCATTGTGAATCTGAAAAAACACTGATGCCATTTCTTCTAAACAACTGGGTTCAAACAGATAATCATCCTGGACTTGGAATACAAAATTTTGTCCATGATCTTGTAGCCAAAGATAGCATTGCTTGATCCCTTCACAAATACCACCAGGATTGAGATTGTGTATTTCTATATGAATATTAGGTTTTCTGTCACGACCGAGTTCTCGATCTAACCACGATATTAATTCTGCACTAGATCTATCCATTACTAATCTTACATAATGTTCAGTGTCGGATCTTTGTGCTAATTGATCAATTGATTTTAAAAAAGATCTAATACTTTTTTTACTTAACAGTGTTCTGTCATCGCCACAGTATCTAGACTTAGCTTCTCGACTGGCCAGATCACATACTTGCATGGCATAATGGAATTTTATTGTTGACATAAAATATTATTGCCCTGACGTTCAAATCTATAACCTAATGGAGTAAGAAAATCAATGATATCCTCGTATATACTTCGAATGTTATCACTATGTTCAATATAGATAGCAGGTAAATGTTTTGTAATTGTAGCTATACCACCTTGTAATACTTCAAGGTCCATGCCTTCTACATCTATCTTCAATAAATCAACTTCATGAATATTATAGTATTCAACAAACCAATCTAATGTTTTTACTTCAACCACAAAGCGTCGATCTGTGATTGGTAATTTTGCTCCAAGTAGACTGAATGTTCCAAAGTCTTGCGGTGAATAATAATCAGGTTCGTAGGCATTTATTCGTTGTTCTTGACCTCCAAGTCCATAAGGGAAGGCACGCACATTATAATAATTGTTCAATGCCATATTACCGCATAGCATATTAAACACCTGTGGTTGTGGTTCAAAGCTATAGATTTGACCCCGGGGATAGGTTCTTGCAAACCAAGTACTAAATGTACCAATATTGGCACCAATATCAAATATAACAGGATTGGGTTTGGTTATAGCACTCATACAGGCATGTGCCTCTATGGTATTAGAATTCCCATGATCTAATAACCATTGACTATGACCAGTGCCCTCACAATTATCAAATCTACTGACAATCATCATACCGTGATCTGTCTGCAATAACACATTGCGAGATACACGGTCTTTTATGGTGTTTAAATCACTGGTAAAAAAGTTTCTAGAAAAATCCATTACTTCTTATAACCACGGTACCAATCAGTATACCTACCGGGTTTGTGTACCCTGATCCAAAGGCTTACAGTTTCTCCTACATTACTCATAGTATTAAAGTTGATATTGAGTTGTTTAGCACCAACCATACCTTCGGCTTGTTGATCACGCCAATATCCAACCATGGTATAATCTTCATTGTAAACTTCAAGATCTACGCCAAGGTAAAACCCATGTGTGCTATCACTGAGTTTTTTAGCTATTGATTCAAAGTTAACTTTTTGATCAAACATCTTCATGGTCTTGGCAGTAAGTGGCCTGACGTGAGTAAAGTCATCCCAAAACAAATCACAGCGATGATGCGGAAAATTAATAAACCATTCGGCTTGGTCTTCGCTGACTCGATACATTTCTTTAATAACTTCTGCAAAGACCTTAGGGCTTTGGCCTAGGTGTTCTAAGATATTGTCAGCATTAATTTTCTTAAAGAAATTGTCTTCATAAGGCCAAGGAAATTTTTCAAAGTCTAATACTTGGTCTGGGTTACAGCCAGCTTCAATATCAACATTCCAATGGTCATCTAGTTTTTTAAATCCGCAACCCATGTTTAGGTTACAATGTTCAGGTGTTATATCCATGGTGTCCAAAATATCTCTCTATTATATTGTTCAAACAAATCCAAGCCAATGTATTTTACACAATTCACAGTGGTCTTTTCAAGACTGGGTTTAAGTTTTAGAGCATTATCATAGCCAGCAATTTGATCGTTATATTTCTCATGCTGCTCAATTTGCTCAAAATTGTGTGTGAATTGTTCCATTTCAAAAAATTCATAGATACGCTTGGTTTGGCTTTTAGGGTTACTACAATACCTATTGTAGTCTATGAATAACATACGATCTAAAAACCCCATGGTCACTGCGTCTTTGATATTTCTGTGACAAATACCCAATATGCCTTCGGGTCCAGCAACATGATACGCTCGACTGGCAATACTACTACCACCTTTTAATGTATGATCAACTCGGCTATAAAACAAAGGATTACGATTACGCATACGCTCATAGCTGGTAATAATTTCAGCTGGATTACGCACACAAATCAGCATTTTAATTGGCTGCTGTAGAATAGATTCAATCAGCCCAATATGACTAACCCAGCCAAAATCTCTATCAAATATCACTGGTCGATCTATATGATTATAGTAACCTTCTACAATACCTTTCATTACACCCAATTTGGCATCAGAATTATTATAGACTTGGTTTTGCTCAATGGCGTCCCAAGAACTAAGTGTATGATTCAATACCGTGTGTAATGAACTTATACTTTGTCCATGTATTTCTGGATTCTGATTTAAAATAGCTGTAATTAAATTACTGCCAGATCTAGGCAGTCCTGCTATAAAGTTAAGTGTCTTTGATTGTGTCATTGTTTGAAAATCTCTTATTAAGTTCTTGATGTACTGTTTCGAAAGTGTTATCCCATTCACCAAAAATAGTTTGTCTAAACACTCTAGTGGTTTCAGGGTACCATGGGCTATGTTCATTTCCATAGGCCCAGACATGATATGGTAGTAAGGGTACAATTACCCAAGTTGGTTTGCCCATAGCTGCTGATAAATGTGCTATACTAGTACAAGATGTGATCACTAGGTCTAGATTTTCTATACAGGCTGCTGTGTCTTCCCAACTAATAATTATATGTTGTAGATCATTGATTTCTTCA